GATATGAAAAAGATTGCTAGTGCTTTAGCTGAACGTGGTGCTAATTATGCTAAAGGTGCAGCTAGTCGCGCACCATATAACGTGCGTCAAGCAATAGCAGTAGCAGATTCAATTAAAATATCTAGATCAGATAAAGCACCAAGTTTTAGTATTGGTGGTCGTGCCAAAGTTGGCTCTAGTGCTTTTAGTGCTGGATATGTGATAATGGGTAATGAGTTTGGTTCTAAGGACTATAAACAGTTCCCACGTCGCTCACCTAGCAAAGGTAGAGGTAATCGTGGTTGGTGGTTATATCCTGCTATGGCTAGATTTCAACCAACTATTGCAAAAGAATGGTTAGCAGGTTATGAACTTATTAGAAACGCTTGGACAAAGAGGATTTAATGGCTGATATTAGGACACTTAAATTAGCGTTACTTGCTGACACAAAACAATTTATAGACGGACTTGATAAAGCCGATAAAGAGACAAGAAGTTTTAGCGATAAACTTGGTGGCGCATTAAAGGCAGGTGCTTTGGCTTTTGCAGCCGTTGGCGCAGCTGCAGGTGCTATGGCTATCAAGATAGGTATTGATGCTGTTAAAGCAGCTATAGAAGACGAAAAGGCTATGAAAAGCCTTGCCCAAACATTAAAGAACACAACTAAAGCCACAGACGCACAGATAGCAGCTACAGAAGATTTTATTGACAAAACAGCAAGAGCTACAGGTGTTGCAGACGACCAATTACGTCCAAGTCTTGACAGACTTGTTAGATCAACACAAGACATAACTAAAGCCCAAAAACTACAAACATTAGCCCTTGACATATCTGCTGGTACAGGTAAAGACCTTGCTACAGTTACAGAAGCACTTGGTAAAGCCTATGACGGCAACCTTGGCGCATTAAAACGTATTGGTGTTCCACTTGACGAAAACATTATTAAATCTAAAGATTTTGATAAAGCAGTTATTGCATTATCTGAAACTTTTGCAGGTCAAGCAGACGTTGCAGCTAACACTTTTGCTGGTCGTATGGCTCGTATTAAAATTGCTCTTGATGAAGCCAAGGAAAGTTTAGGTCAAGCACTTTTACCTATACTTGAAAAGTTTGCACGCTTTGCAACAGATACTCTTGCACCTGCTTTACAAGGACTTGTTGACGGACTTATTGGTAAAAAGAAATCTGTAGTGCCGTCTCTTGGAATGTTTAAGGAAGCAACTAACGAAGGTGAAGACGCAGGTTATAGTCTTGGTGTTGCTTTACGTGATCTTGGTTCAGGGCTAGGTTCACTTGCAGGAGCATTTGACAGCAATACGTCAAGTGATTCAGGCTTTGTAAGATTCATCAACTTACTTACACGTATGGTTGAAGGTTTAGATTCTTTGTTTGCCAAACTTGATGCAGCTGTTCAAAGGTTTAGAGATTTCAAACAAGCATTTGATGATTCACTAATAGGACAATTTGCAAGTGCTACAGGACAATTTGCACCCGAGGCTTCTTTTAGCGACAAAGCAAAAGGTTTAGTTGGTATTAACACACAAAAACCTACAGTCATTATTAACAATAATGTAAAAGGTGCAATAGATCCACAAGGCACAGCTAGAACAATTACAAAAGTACAAAACACAGCGTTAAAGACGACAGGAATAAAGCCATTTAACTTTGGGTTTAGATAACCAATGACGATTTACACACCTACATTTAAGATACGTATTGCTGGCGTTGAATACACCAATGAGGTTTTAAGTAACGCAACTATCACAGCAGGACGTAACGACTTTTTTGAACCAACACAACCTGGCTATTGCAATCTTGAACTAATTAACTTATCTGGCACAAGCCCAGCAATTAACTTATTAGACGTAGTAAATATTCAAGTTAAAGACACAAATAATGTGTTTGTTGATTTGTTTACAGGTGAAGTTTCAAGTGTTCAAAACACTCTTGAAGGTGCTGGGGCAAACAATCAGTATGCAAACACAGTACAAGTGCAGGCTATAGGTTTTCTTGGTCTACTTGTTAAACGTTACGCAGGTGCAGTATCTTACCCACAAGAATTTGACGGACAACGCATTGAACGAATATTAGAGGAAACACTTTACACAGCTTGGGAAGACCTAAGTAATTTAACTACTTGGAACGATTTACCAGCACTTGAAACTTGGCAAGACTATGGTGTGCAAGGCATAGACATTATTGACAACGGACGCTACGAAGTGCTAGCACGATCAGCACAAGTTGAACAAGCTAATGAAATAACAGATGTTACAGCCACAACAGGACTGGGCTACCTTTACGAAACTGGGGACGGACTTATTGGTTATGCAGATGCTGAAAGACGTTCAACTAACTATGGAACCAACACTATAGCCGTTGACGCTGACATTCTTTCAAGCGCAGGTTTTACCACACGTTTACAAACAGCAGATATTATTAACAGCGTAGTCATTCAATACAACGATCCAGTTGCCGAAGAAGCAGCTGAGAATGACACAAGCATAGACACTTATGGTTTGTTGCAACAAATTGTGCCAACCATTTTAGCTGAACAACTAGACGCACAGGAACAAGCTGCTAGAACAGTTGCCCTTAGAGGCTTACCTAAAGTGTCCTTAGATTCTGTATCTTTGAACCTATCTAACCCGAACATAACTGATGCTGTACGTAATTCATTACTTGGTGTTTCAATGGACACACTTATTGCCATTACTAACATTCCAACAGGCATAATTACGTCAGGCGTATTTGAAGGTTTTTGTGAAGGCTGGACTTGGACATTATCAAAGAACAGCCTAGATTTAGATCTAGCAATTTCTAACTCAATCTACAGCTCTCTTGATGTACAATGGGAAGACTATAACCCATTAACCCAATGGCAAAACCTGCCTAACGATTTAACGTGGCTTGACGTTGCTTAAGAAAAGGATAAACTAGAGATATGCCGAATACGACCAATTATTCATTCCCAACGCCTGCCGATACTGATTTAGTAAAAAATGGAGCAGACGCTATCCGTGATTTAGGTGACGCTGTTGACACAGCTATGAACACAGCATTAGGCACTAAGAAGGCTATGGGTGTGCTTCTCTCAACAGTGTCTTTTAGTGGAGTATCTAGTCAATCAATTGGCTCTGATGCTTCACCTTTATTTACAAGTGCATACAAAAATTACAGAATATTTTTTTCTGGTAAAGGTTCATTAGCAACTCCAACTGCTTTAAGAATTAGATTAAGAGCCAACATAACTGATTCAACTGCTGCAAATTATTATTTTTGGCAACAATACAGAAGTGACACAACTGGTGGTACAGATTATGGTGCTGCGCAAACTTCTAATACTTTAGGAATTGTAGCAGGTGCTTTGCGAAGTCACGCAGTTATAGATATTTCATATCCTCAACTTGCAGATTACACAGCCTTAACAGCATTAACTTTTGGTATTGGTGCGTCTGCAAGTGATTTTAGTTCTATTGGTGGGTATCATAATCTTCAAACATCTTACAATGGAATAACATTTTTTGTTGGTTCTGGAACAATAACTGGAGAGGTGAGCGTATATGGCTACAACGCCTAAAACAGAAAAAATTTTTATTGGTATTGATGACCAAGTTATTGAATTGACAGGCGAAGCCAAAGAAGCATTTTTGGCTGAACGTAAAACAGAAGAAGATGCACGCTTACTACTTGAAGCCGAGTATAAAGCCAAACAAGATGCACGCGATTCAGCGATTAAAAAACTTGGTGAAATAGCAGGACTCACAAAAGAAGAATTAGATGCAATCCTTTAATTATAAACAACTATCACTAGCTGCAATTGCTTTCTTAGCAGCTTGGCAAGCAACAGACTTTGCCCTTGATTACAGAGCTGTATTAGGTGCTGTTGTAGCTGCTTCAATGGGAGCTATGAACCCTAATGCCAAAACCAAGACTAAGTAAAGCAGCTGAGCAATTACGCTCGGAAATAAACGCCAAGTATCCTAAGCGAGATAAACGCTCAGACGGCTGGATAGGCGACACAGCACATAAAAAACGCATAGCCTCAGATCATAACCCAGATAAGAATGGGTGGGTTCGTGCTATAG